CGACCGATGCACATTGGAGGTGCAGCGGTGTCTTCAGCATATCGACAACTCTCCCTACTCGCCACCGGATCACCCGATCGCCGCTGGAAGACATGCCCGACGTGCGGCGCGGACTTCCGGGTAAAGCCAAGCCACTACGATAAGAAGACGTATTGCTCGCAGGATTGTATGGCGGCGGGCTATCGCGTCAGGATGCGCGGCGCAGCGAATCCGAACTATCGGAATGCCGCCGAGCGGTTCTGCGAGGGCTGCGGACAGCGATTCGAGACATACAACAAACGGCAGCGGTTCTGCGGAGTTGCCTGCGTCAATGCGTCTCCGGTGGTGCGGGCCAAACGCGCCCAGATTCAGCGATTGCGGTATGAGCGCGCTCCGTGGCCGATGGATCGGTGTCGCCCGAAGCCCCGTCCCACCAAGCCGGTGAAACACGTCCCGGAGCGGACGTGTGCTCGTTGCGGCAATCGCTTCTCGTCGGTGCGCCATCGACGCTACTGCCCGTTCTGCTCAGAGGACCGTCGGTCCTGCGTCGTTTGCGGCGACATGTTCGTTGTCCATCTGTCCCAAGTCAAACGGACGTGTTCGACTGCCTGCTCTCGCATCTTCCTCTCGCGCCGACAACAAGGCGCCAATTCGCATCGCTGGCGGGGCGGCAAGACGAGCGAGACGTTTCTCGTTCGATGTTCTGCTCCTTATGATGACTGGCGACGGCGCGTCTTCACCCGCGACGATTACACCTGCCAGATGTGCGGAACGCGGGGCAAGCAACTAGCGGCACACCATATCAGGCCGTTCGCGACACATCGCGACATTGCGCTCGCCCTCTGGAACGGTGTCACCCTCTGTTGGCCCTGCCATCAGTCGATCAAGACGAAGGAGGCTGATCATGAGGACCGATTCTTCGCGATCACCGGTGGTCCGCAATAACTCACCGCCGAGCAAGCGGAGTGGTTGGCGGCGTTGGCGGCAACCGGTGCCGCTGTCTACACCTGGCGCCCATCTGACTGGGAGACGGTCGAGCAGGTGCTGGGAGCAGACGAATGACCGATCTCTCTCCCGACGATCTGGCGATCCTGGCCCGCGAGGACTGCCTCGTGGACGGCGATGTGGCGGCGAAGGCGGTCTGGTTGGCCGGCACGCATCGCGCCGCGTCCGACTGGGACCGGATGACTGCGCGGATGCGGGGAGCCGCCCAGCTGGAGGCAGATGCCGCCCTCGGCGCTCAGGGGCTCATCCCCGGCCAGCCCGCGCTGCATTTGATCCTGGCGGCGACCCAGCGGCGGGGGTGGGGCTACCTTATGGGCGACGGCGCGGATGGGAGCCACGGCAACCATTGGGCGCGTGTCTACGCGCCGCGTCGTCCGTTCCAGGCCGGACCGGGCTGCGCCTCGCCCGTCGTGGCCCTCGCCCTGGCGTTCGTCGCGGCGGTACGGGCGATGGAGGAGGCGATGCCGAGATTGCGCGACGTGCTATCATCCATGCAAGACACGGACTGACAGGCGCGAACTCGCCGCCGGGATCGCGATGCGAACCATTAGAACACCAGAAAAGGGCGAACGGCTCTTCGCGAAGCTTGCCAAGGGCTATTCCGTCACCGCAGCCTGTCAAGCTGAGCGCATCGGGCGCACCGCCTATTACAAATGGCGTAAGGACGATCCCGATTTTGCTGTCCGCGCCGATGAGGCGATCGAAGCCGGGACCGACCTCCTTGAAGATGTGGCCCGGAAGCGCGCCACCGCCGCGACGAATGGCTCCGACACCCTCCTGATGTTCCTCCTCAAGGGACGCCGGCCAGACAAGTACCGCGATCGGCAGGAAACGCGACACGTCGGCTTCGACGGCGGCGCGATCCCCGTCACGCTGATTCGCGATCACCTCCCAGACGGTGCCTAAATGGTTGCCGCCGTTGTCGCCGCCCCGCGCGCCGAGTTGGCGCTTGTCGCCGATGACGGCGGGCTTGACCGCTATTTCCACCCCGGCCAATGGCGGGCACACACCAGCACCAAGCGATTCATCCTGGTTTTAGCTGGCACGCAAGGCGGCAAGACCTCGTACGGCCCGCACTGGCTGCACCGCGAGATACAGGACCGAGGACCGGGCGAATACCTCGTTGCAACACCGACATTCGTCCTTCTCGAAACCAAGGCGCTTGCCGAGTTTCGTCGCCTTTTCGAGGAGCAGTTAGCCCTTGGATCATACCAGGCATCGCCGTCACGCCGGTTTGTCGTCTCGCCCGCTGGCGAAGTCCGATTGTTTGGAGTGCGGCAGACTGTCCCCACGGTCGTGCGCTTTGGCTACGCGGAGGACCCGGATTCCCTCGAATCCGCGACGTACCGGGCCGCATGGCTCGATGAGGCAGGACAGAAGAAATTCAAATTCGGCAGTTGGCATGCCATCCTGCGCCGGCTCTCTCTGGCGATGGGGCGGGTCTTGCTGACGACGACACCGTATAGCCTCGGCTGGCTCAAGACGGAGCTCTTCGATCCCTGGCAGGCAGGCAACGGGGAACATCCTGAGATTGATATTATCAATTTCCCCAGTATCGCTAACCCACAATTCCCGCGCGAGGAGTTCGAGCGCGCCCGGCGCACCCTGCCGGCATGGCAGTTTCGCATGTTCTACCTCGGACTCTTCGAACGTCCCGCCGGTCTGATCTACGACTGCTGGGACGATTCCGGCGGTCCCGACAGCAACGTCATTCCCGCCTTCGACGTGCCCGCCCATTGGACGCGCTTCCTGGGCATGGACTTCGGCGGCGTCAACATGGCCGGGTTGTTCGTGGCGAAGGAGTTGACGGATGCGGGAGCCCCGACCGGTCGATACATTGGATTTCGCGAATATCATTCAGGTGGTCGGACAATTGCGGACCATGTATCCGAACTCCGCAAAGGAGAAAGAGGCCCAATTGTTGCAATTGGTGGAGCTAAATCGGAGGATCAGTATCGCCGCGACTTCGCGAACGCCGGGCTCGGCATCTGGGAGCCCATCGTCCCCGAAGTCGAGAACGGTATTCTCTCGGTGTACGCGATGGTTAAGGCGCGGCAATTTGTCGTGATGGACTCGCTCCGGGGCTTCCGCGACCAGATGACCAGCTACAGCCGAGAACTGGACGAGCGCGGCGAGCCGACCGAGAAGATCGAGGACAAGGAAACCTACCACCTGCTCGACTGTGCGCGGTATCTTTGTCCGTACCTCTCACTCGGCATTGACGGAGGGCTGATGTCGTGAGCGTCGCCGACCTCCTCCCCGGCGCCTGGTGGGCACAGATCGGCCTAACCCCGGAGCAGGGCCGCGCCTTCGCCACGCCGGGCGCGGTGCCGGTCGGCGCCGATCGCTACGGCGCGCCGTCGCAGGACTTCACCCCACCCGAATATGGCTCCTATCTCGCCGCCTCCAATGGTGTCTACGTCTGTAGTAGCCTGCGGTCCCGCCTCCTCTCGTCGCTGCCTCTGCGCCACTACCGATTGACCGGCGAGGGCGAGCGGACGGAGGTCACGCGCGGCCGGCTCTGGGAGTTGACCAGGAAGGTCAATCCCTACTGGACGTTTGGCCGGCTGATCCAGATGACCGAATTGAGTCTATGCGCCTGGGGCTCAGCGTTCTGGTTCGTGGTCCGGCCGAACCGCGTTGCTCCACCGCTGGAACTGTGGTGGGCCAAACCTGACCGGGTGACGGTCGTGCCGAGCAAAACCAACTTCGTCAGTCATTTCGAATACGACCAGGGCGACGGCACGAAACAGCGGTTCGACATTTGGGAGACGGTCTGGTTCCGCTACCCCAACCCGCTCGATCAGTGGTCCGGGCTGTCGCCGCTCGCCGCGGCCCGCCTCGCCGCCGACGTGTCATCGGCTGGCATGAAAGCGGCGCGCAACCTCTACAGTCAGGGCATCACCGCCGGCGGCATCATCACGCCATCGGATAACCGGAGCCCGTTTACCAAGGACCAGGCGGTCGAACTCCAGGAGCAAATCAACCGGCGGCTGAAAGGCGTGGACAACGCGCACCGCTGGGCCATCCTCCATTTCGATGCCAAGTGGACGCCGTTTCAGATGTCACCCAAAGATGCTGAGAGCATCGCGCAACTGCGGTGGGACCTCGAGGAGATCGCCAGGGCTTACGGGGTGCCGCTGGACCTGATCGGCGGGCAGCGCACCTATGAGAATGTCCAGGCGGCTGAGCGCGCCGTCTGGAATCACACCATTGTACCGGAGGCGCGATTCTTCTCCGAAGAGTTGACCGAACAACTCTTGCCGATGTTCGTCGGCACGGATGGGGCCGACCTGTGCGAGTTTGACTTTTCTAATGTCGAATCCATGCATGAGGCCAAGAGCGAGCGGTGGACACGGGAACAAGGGCAACTTAACGCGTTCGTGATTACCGTGAATGAGTGGCGGAACGAACAGGGGCTTGACCCGGTGCCGTGGGGCGATGCTGCATGGGGCACCTTGCAGAGCGCGCCGATCGTTGGGCCAGAAGCGCCGACGCCGTCGCCGGATTCGATCTGGACCAAGCAGGAGCCGGAGCCGGTCGAAGCGTCGCCGGGAGACGAACCGGCGGCTGAACCACCGGAGCGGAGTGCGACACCCCATCATCGCGCCTACAATGACGAGGCGCACCAACGGCAATGGGACGTGCTGATCCGCCGGACCGATCCCTTGGAGCGCACGATCGTCCGCACCGTCCAGGGGCTCTTCCGCGATCAGGAGAAATCCATCCTCTCCCAGTTGGAGCAACGCTCAGCTCGGTCGGCTGAGGGCGTGGCGTTGGAGCCCTTTGACCGGGCCCGCTGGATCAAGCGGTTCCGCATCGCCATCCGGCCGGACCTGCGATCGATCGTGGATGCCGCCGGGACCGCGGCGATGGAGGATCTGGCGCTCGGCTTGACGTTCGACCTGTTCGATCCCAACGTGGCCCGCTTCCTCGAGGGTCGGGCGCAGCGGTTCGCCGTCGAGGTCAACGAGACGACGTGGCTGCGACTCAAGGAGTCGCTGTCTGCGGGCTTGCAGGACGGCGAGAGTATTGACCAGTTGGCCGAACGCGTGCGGCACGTCATGGGGGTGCGCCGGGGCAGCGATGCCGAACTGATCGCCCGGACGGAAACCACGGGCGCCTACAACGGCGGCACCCTCGAATCCTGGCGACAGTCCGGTGTCGTCACCGGCAAGCGGTGGCTGGCGGCATTGGATGCCCGGACCCGCGAGACACACGTCGCGGCGCATGACCAGACGGTCGGACTGGATGACAACTTCTCGGTCGGCGGGGCGACTGGGCCGGGGCCGGGGCTGATGGGCGAGGCATCGGAGGATTGCAACTGCCGGTGCAGTCTGGCGCCGTTGGTGGATGTGGAGGCGGGATGAGCGTCCACCCACCGCCCGACGCCGGCGGGCATGGCCGCCAACCGGCCACGGTACGATCGGTCGTGGTGCTGGATTCCCCGGAGCGCGTGGTTTGGATGGCACGGCGCCAGGCGCTTTTGACCGAACTCCATTCTATCGATGCCTACCTCGGTTTGCCGCGTAGTCGTGACGGGAGCGTATCCCGAAAGCGGATGAGCGTGGCTGTCGTCGCAGAGGTCGAGCGTTTCCTGGGCCGCGAGTTCCCCATAGACGAGCGGCGATCCCTAGAGTCGCGGGTCGAGTGCGCGATCCGTCATGGGACGGGCAAGGCATCGGGCGAAGCGTGATATAGTGCCGTCAACCGAATAGCCGCCGATTGCTTCAGCGGCCCGTCTCCCAGCTAGCGCACACCGCGCCGGCCGGAAGGCGGGCCGTTTTGCGTGTCCGGGAGCGGTCATGGACCCCCAGTACCTCCGCGCCTACCGCGCTGACGACGGTCAAGCCGACACCGGCCCGATCCGCTTCGTTGCCAGTACCGAGGTCGTCGCCCGCGACGGCATGGTCGTGGAAGCGGCCGGCTGGGACCTCGCCAACTACCGGCGCAACCCGGTCGTGCTGTGGAGCCACGATTACGGCGGCTTCAACAGTCCGCGGCCACCGATCGGCCGGGCGAAGATGGTCCCGGAAGAGAAGCGCCTCCTCGCTGATGTCACGTTTGACAGTGAGGATGAATTCGCCGCCTCCCTCGAGCGCAAGGTCCGGGCCGGCTTCCTCAATGCCGTCTCGGTCGGCTTCAACATCATGGAGATCGCGCCGGCCCAAGAGGGCAAGGCACCGCGCGTCACCAAAGCCGAGCTCCTCGACGTGTCCCTGGTTCCCATCCCCGCCGATCCCAAAGCGCTGAAAGAGCGACAAGCCCGCGGCCTCGCCGACCTGGGGGCAACCCTCGCCAAACTGACCGACATCGACCCCGACGACGCCGACGCACCGCCCGAGGAGGTGGAGTGGGCCGGGACCGCGCTCATGATGGCGCGTCTGTACCTGGACCCCACCGAGGAGACGGACGGCACGCGGCGCATGGTGTACGAGCGCCTGGCCCGCCGGTACCGCCGGCTGGGCAAGGAGCCGCCGGAGTTCCTGGGTCGCGCCGACCTGGCGCCGCTCTCCGAGGAGTCCGTCTGGGGACTCTTCCTCGAGGGCGAGCCGGAGCTGGTCGCGGCGCCGGGCTTCGGCCGGACGCGCGGCGGGTCGATCTCGCTGCGGGATGTGGGCGACTTGCACGACGCGGCAACGCTGGTGCAGGCCGTACTTGCCCGTGCCCAACAGCCCCCTGAGCCGACCGACGATCTGACGCCCGACGCCATCGCGGCGATCCGGGCACGCCTGGGAGCGTGAGATGAGTACCGCTACCGAGCAACTATTGACCGATATGGCCGATCGTCTCAAAGCGGTCGAGGACGAGAACAGCAAACTCCGGCAGGACTTGAGCGAAGCGAACCTGACGCGCCTGATCGGCGACAGCATGATTACTGCCCTGGCCGATGAGGAGATTCAGCGCAAGATGCGGTTCGCCAGGCCGGAGCCCAAACTGATCGGCTCCAAGTTCTACGCGCGCGGCTGTCGCACGGCCGCTGACATCGAATGGCTCTATGACCACATGATGGCCCGTCGCCGGCTCGGGTTCGAGGGACCGTCCGAGGCGCTAGAAGCCGCCTTCAAGGCCGTCTCCGACGCCTATTACCTGACGCCGGAGCAGGTCAAGGAGGCGGGGCTCCGCGAGTTGGACACCGAGTTCGCCCGCGTCCCGAAGTACGATTTCTTCGGACACGACCGGGAGCTTGCCGGTCAAGGTCGCTGGCGGGACACCCACGCCTACCAGCAGGCCGTCCGGGCGATGGACACTGCCGAGACGGGCTTCGGGCTGGAGTTGATCGGCGCCCAGTACGTCGGGGACCTCTGGGACGTGTCCCGTGACCTCGGCGTGATCGCGCCCTTGTTCCGTTCCTTCGACATGACCGCGCCGACCGCCTACCTCCCCGTCGAAGCCGGCTTCCCGGAGATGCTCTTCGTCGGGGAGTCCACCGACAACAACTCGTCCAACTACACCACGGTCAAGACCGGCAGTAACCGCGTCAGCGTGGCGGTGGACAAGTTCGTCATCCATCAGATGTGGTCCGGCGAGATGCAGGAGGACAGCATCATCGCCTTTGTCCCATTCCTGCGGATGGAGGCGGCGCGCTCGCTCGCCTACTACACCGACTCGGTTCTGCTCAATGGTGATACGACCAATGCCGGCACCGGCAATATCAACCTCGACGATGCCGACCCGGCGGACACCAAGCACTACCTCGCCGGAGACGGCATCCGGCATGCCGCCCTGGTGGACAACACCGCGAATACCCTCGCCGTCAGCAGCACCATCAGTCTCGACACCTTCCGGGCCCTGCGGGCGCTGATGCGGGACACCACCCGGTTTGTCGATTGGGGCCATCCGATCAATCGCGCCGATCTCGTCGCCGTCGCCGATCCGGACACCTCCGACCGGATTGACCTCCTCGATGACGTGATATCAGCCAAACTCATGGCCGGCAATGCCGCCGATCTGCTCAACGGGCAGACCGCGAGCATCCTTGGTATCCCGATTATCCGCACGTTCGTCCAGTCCAAAACGGAGGCGGACGGCAAGGTGTCTACCACCGGTTCCAACAACGTCAAGGGCCAGGTCACGATGTTCAATCGCACCGGCGGCGTCATCGGCTGGCGGCGCCGCGTGCAGCTGGCGCTCGAGCCCCTGGCGGCGACCGACCAGTACCGGCACGTCTACTCCCTGCGATTCGGCTTCGGGCGGTTCACGCCGACCGGCAACGTCAACGCAATCGAGTGGGCCGCCGTGGCTCGGGACATCACCGTCGCCTAACCGGATTCGCGCCGGGGCGGAATGGCTGCCCCGGCTGCGCCTCCCAGGAGGATAAGCCGCGATGGCCATTACCCGTCACACCAGCCGGGGCCAACTGGTCCCGTACTTTTTCGGCCAGGATGCCGTTGCCGACTCGCAGACCGACGTGCAGCTGCCGGCGGTCATGGCCGAGGCAACGATGGTGGTCTCCGGCTACGCCATGCCCTTTCCCGGCTCCGTCGTCGCCGTCACGTCGTCCCTCTCGACCGCCGGCTCGGCGGGATCACTGACGGTTGGCGCATCCATCGGCGGCACCGAGGACGCCGACACGACGATGACGATTACCACCGAGACGGAGAAGACGATTCGTGTCCCGCGCGGGCAATGCAAGGTCGTGGCCGGTGACGTGCTCGGCGTGGAAATCACGACCGCCAGCTGGAACGGCACGACCGCCGACCTCTCGGTTGTGGTCTATGTCCTCTTTGACCTGGAAGGGATTTAGGGAGGGCTGACGGATGGCGCTCTCTACCCTGCCGACGTTCGCGGCGGACGGCACCGAGACGGTCCCGACCGCGACCGATCTCAATACGATCATCGCCGGCGTCAACACAAACGAGACAGCGATCGCGACCCTTGAGGGGGAAGGGCTGAACGCCCAACTTGTGGCCGAGGCGCGCACGGCCACGGCGGACGGGCTGACGACGGGGATCGTCTCGGCCACGACCGATCACGTCAACGTGACCGCGGGGGATGCGAACCACATCATTGCCCTTCCGACGCCCTCGGTCGGCAAGCGGGTGACGCTGGTGGTTGCGGCGACCGGCTACGAGCTGCGCACCAGCGCGCCGGAGACGGTCGGCATCAATGGCGGCACCGGGGCGGACGCCGAATCAGCCATTGCCGCGGACACCTATGTCGAGTGCTTCTGCGCCACGGCCACGAACTGGATTTGCTGGTCACGCATCGCCGATGGCACACTCGCTGTCGTCCAGGTGGCGGCACCGTAGGAGGTCCCATGCTGACGCGCTATCGCTTCGTCCATAACTACCGCAATCATCGGTTCGGCGCCTGGGACGCCGGCGATGAGTACGACTTCGACGACGACACCGCCGCGTTCCTCCTGGCCGACTCGCCGGGGTGCATCGAGCCCGTCACCGAGGGGAAGGGCAAGGACGCCCCGCCCGTGACGCGACAGGTCGAGGAGACACCGCAGGATCGGATGCAGCGGCATCACACCGGCCGGGGTCGCACGGGTGGTGGGGCGATGAGCGCCGCGGATTCTGGCGCGCTCCTCAAGGATAAGTGAGCATGGCCGAAATCCGGACGCAAACGATCACCGTCGCCACCACCGGGGCGGACGGGAGCGCCACCGGATCGGGGGCGTTCTCGGCGTTCTCCGGTTTTCTGCTGGATGTCTATGTCGCGTATACCACCGAGCCGGCGACGACGGACGTGACGATCGCCCACACCGTGCCGACCGCCGGAAACGTCCTGGTCGTGACCAGCAGCGCGACCGATGGGCTCTATCCGGTGCGGGTGCAGGCAAAGGACGCGGCGGGCGCGGCGATCACCGGCGTCTATGACTACTTCCCGGTGAATGGCATCCTGACCGTTGCCGTGGCGCAGGGCGACGACCCCGGCAGCGTGGCGGTCACGATTCGCTATCTGGCGCCCTGACGATGGGCGCGATCTGGCTCTCGCTCGGCATGGGGATCGGCGGTGGGCGGGGGGCG